ATTTAACTAACTACCCCTAGTATTTAATCAAAATGGGTACACTACATCTAGTATCACTACATAATGCACACAATATATAGTGTATGTGTGTCATATGCGTGTAGTCTATGCTTCACACAATCGGTAAATTTGCTACGCTTTCACATAGGGGGGTTAAATCTGGGGGTCGCCTTATATACGTGTATACCCTCTAGAAATATGCTGTTAACTAGGTACTATATGTGGTGGTACTATATATAGTGGTGTACCTAATGAGCTAGTAATGAAGTGTTTTTTTAAAGTTAGCTTAATTAAGTTAAGTAAACATAGAGAGTACATCTAACCCTGTGTCACTCCCTCCCAAACCAGAATGAACTAAAAATAGTAACAAATAAATATGTGAAGTAATAGGCTTTTACCCTAGTTAGAATGGTCCTGCTAGTCCACTTTGTATGAAGTTTTATCAAGAATCCTTTTCTAAAAGCAGGAAGAATCCTCTGATTGTTTGTTAACTGTATCACATAAATTATTTAATTACAAGTTTCACAA